CACCAACAAAGGCCTGCCCATAGACTACGGGCAACTTATTGTCCGTAGCAGGTGCGAGTTGTTGCCGACTGCCAGGGTTGGGGCTTGAACCTGATGTACTGTTATCAAACGATGGGTTGTTGGCAAAGGCCTTGCTGATTACCATTGAAACAACCATATTAATGGCCATTGCAATTGCTATGTTCGTAGCGGTAGCAGCAAACGCAGCAGTAGTTAAACCTACAACTATCATTGTCCCTACAGCATACGCCTGCACTGTAAATGTAAGTAAAAAAACCGTAAGCCAAAGTCTTAACATTATTGAATCCAGTTTTCGTCTAATTTAGAAAACCCAAACTTGCCGTATTTTACGTCTGGGCTAGTAACCATTTTGGCTATTGCAAACATGGCTATTCTGCCCTCTTGCTTTAATTGATTGCCGTAGTCTACATACTTTTTTAATAACCTATAGCCAACACTTGTGTTTCGTTTTTCTGGCACAACATACCACGCCAACTCTTGCATATATAAAGTCTTGTCACACCATATTGTAGGTGTAATCAAAGCCATGATTAAGCCTACGTTATCCTCAATAAATACTATGCCTGCCCCTGCCAATATTGTGTCCAGTAGTCGATTCCAATACGGCTCATTGTCTAGGGTGCGGTACTGCACAATGTCCGCTTCAGCCCGAAACAACTTCATCATCTCGATTATTTGAGGCTTATCTTGTCGTGTGGCTTGTCTTATCATGAATTTGCAGTAGCACCTTTGCCGAATTGATAATTTATGTTTGTTATAAAGGAAACCCTGTTCATGCTTGTATCGCCCGGTGCAAAGAATTGCCAATTGTTATCGTTTGTAAATCTCCCTGCGGTACGGTTTTTTAAAATTAGTTGTATAGATGATGCTGCAACACTTACAACGCCAACAAATTGCCGCAATTCTTCAAACCATTCTTCGTTAATAGCAAATGAGTTAACGTAGCCATTAAAGAATTGGTACAAGCCACCTTGCCCGCCAGTTGTAATTAATGCGCCATCGGTGTTAAAAAACCCTTTCCATGCTTCTATTTGCGAGCCTTTAATTTGGTTTCCTAATACCCAGCCAAGCATAGCGGTGTCAATGCCGACAAGCGTAAACGTAGTTTCATTTGCGGTACTTTTAATATCGCGCTGTGTGTCGCCTACTTTCATAAGTAAGCCTACAGCGTCAAAAGGCTGGCTGTCTACCGCAGTAACAGTTAACGCTTGCGGTGTAGTAGCGAACCTATAAACCGCTTCAGGTGTGGTCACGCGCACAAAGTCAGCGTAACGTATGTTGTTAGTGTCGGATACTTCTGGAATTACATTCATAAGACACTCTCGAATGCTTTAAATGTTCCCGACCATTGTATAAAAGAATCATTGGTCATCGGAACTAATGTGTACGTAGGGTAATCCCGCAAAATTACCTGAAAGGTTACACCCGTGTATGTTGCACCGCTCATTGATACGGTAGTGCCAAACTCGCCCATAACGGCATTAATCGGGCTTGTAACAGTTGTTATTAAATTGCGGTGTACTGGTATGGTTACCGTTGAACCGCTGCCTCTGAGTACGTCTGCGGTGGCTATATATGAATACAAACCCACTTGAACAAAATCGCCTACGCGCACAATGCTAATGCTAGAACTAATTGCCGGAAGGTTGCCTAAAACTAGGCTTTTATTAGCCGAACTGGTTTGCCATTGACATGTCGTAATTTGCCCTGATGATAGATCACCCTGATATTTAATATAGTTAACCCAGCCCGTGGAGCCAAAATTAAGGTATTGAGGCAGTGCCTTGTCAGGTATGCGAAGTGAATTTAATAGACCCCTGCTTTGGCTATAAAGCAAATAATTCATCGGCTTCATTTCAAACGCGAATGGCACGACAGTAATAATTTCACTCGTGCTAATGCGTTGGTTTCTACTAATAACTTGTCCGACAAAACGTTGATCGTTTATGCCTACGCTTTCAGAATTAGCGAGTATTAAATTTAAACTCATTTTTATCTACCTGCTGGAATACTACGGTTTGCAGATTGATTCATGCTCCAAATCGTCATCTTGTTTTTAGCTAAAAATTGAATGCCACTTTGTGTGTCAATGGCTTGCATGTTTTGTATGACTGGGCCATTGTAAGTGACGCCACCACCGCCCATAGCATCTGCTAAATTGTTATTTGGAATAATCGCGCCCGACCTGCCGGGTATAAATAACTCTGGGCCATTCTCACCCACAATGCTTGGCCCGGTAATCGTGCCACCGTTTGCGCGTACCGGAAAAGACAAAGCACCCGCACCGCCAGCGGTACTTCCAGGGCCAAACGCTGTAGCGCCACCTGCGCCTGCACTAAATGCACTCATCGCAAAACCAATCCCCATTTGAAGCAATTGACTAGCCTGCATTTTTAACTGTATTTTGATAATGTCTTTAATAACGCTTTCGGCAAAGTCACTAAAGGAAAGTTTCCCACTGTCTACAAAGTTATCAATGGCGGTATTCATGTTACTAACTAAACTGCCAAACATGTCAGCCGCCATTGCCCCATAGTTTTGTGCATCTTCGCTAAATTGTGCAAAGGCTTTGTTCCACCCAAAACTAAAGGTCATTTGTGACGCAATGGTAGCATCTTCCATTTGACGTGTAATCATTTCGTACATACTACCTAATCGTTCAACCTCTAATGCTTGTCTGTCATACTCTGCTAAGGTTTGAGAGTCTGCGCCCTGTCCTGCTGCCTTCTCGCGCTTGTCTGATATTTCCTGTAGCTTCGCACTTGTAGCGTCTAAAACCGCATTAACGGCTTCCTGTACGCGTTTCTCGTTAGTAGCCATACCAGCCATGCTTGCTTTGATTTGTAGCATCTCAATGGCGTGTATGCGCTCACGTTCAAACTCAGCAGAAACTAATTTAGCTTCTTTAAGCATATTAGCTGTTTTGTCTACTGCTCTAGGGTCAGTTAAAGCAGGTGCTTGTTGTTTAACTATAGCTAAACGGTCATCTCCTGTGTCTTCTTCGGTTTGGTTTTGTATAGCTTTTAATTCGTCACTATACCGCCAAGCGTTTGCAATCTTTTCTTTTTGAAACTGGTCAAAGTCTTTTTCGTTTTGTTTTAGTTTAGCTAACACGCTTGATTGTTTAGCTAGGGCTGACTCTTGCGCTTGGTCAGTAATAGCCATAGAGTATTCAACGTTAGCCATGACATAGCTAATGACATCGCCTGCGTGTTGTAACACTTGTATAAAGCCACGCACAATGTTTATGACATTACCTATGGCATCAGCAGTAAATGCAAAACCATACGCAACATTGTCCAACCATCGTGGCAAGTCTGTGCGTATGATTTCCTGTATGCCAACTCTTAACTGGTCTGATTCTATGTAAGAATTAAACATTGCTTGCGTAATGTTGTTTAACATCGGCAACACAGCGGTAGCTATTTCGTTAGCCAAGCCTGTAAAAATAGAGCCTAATTGCGTCAAGCTGTCATTAAATTGCTCGGCTGATTTGGTTGTGTCACCGCCAATTACTAACCCTAATTTTTCCGCCTCAGCACGTAACTTTTCTACACCATCACGCCCACCATTTAGCAGTGGTATTAATTGTGCGCCTGAACGACCAAACAAGCTCATGGCAATAGCAGTTTTATTCGCACCGTCTGCCATACCTGCAAATCTTTCTGAGATTTGTAGCATCGCTTCGTCAGTGCTTTCTAAATTCTTGTAATCGATATTGAGTGCGTTAAAGCCTTTTAGCGCTTCGCCAGTGTTCATTGCAGCGTCGCTCATGCCCTTCGATAGCTTGGCCATGCTAAGTACAAGGGTGTCTTGGCTAACGCCAGCCAGGTCTGCTGCATAAGCTAAAGCTGAAAGACTTTCCGTTGTGACGCCAGCCATCTGTGCTTGCTTGGCTAACTTGTCCATGTTATCAATAGACTTTTTGGTCATGTACGCCATTGCTGTGCCAGCAGCTAAGATAGCAACGCCTACAACTTTGGCGGCATCTTTAACCTTTTCTAGCCCAGCCGTTGCGCCTTTTAACCCTGATTGAAACTCCGCAGTGTTAAGACCAAGCGCTACACCAAGTCGAGCAATATTTGCCATTACATACCCTTCGTTAAAATTGCAGGTGCGCCCGGACTCATAAGCGCAAAAGCTAAAAGACTTTGATTAACTTGTGTTTTCTTGTCTTGTTCGCTTAATGGCGGGTAAATGTAATCGTAAGTATTGGGTATGATGTCACGCAACTTATAACCAGTCTTGCCTTTAGGTAACATTTTATTAAACTGCCCTGCGGTTAGGTTGCCCAAAACTTCAAGCAATCCAATGTTACCAATCAGCCCTGCGTGGTACATCACAACTATATCTGAAAATGTTTCCTCATCTACTACCGAAGGGTCAGCACCGTGGGCGATTAGGTACGCCTTCACTTGCCTTCGTACTGACCCCGTTACTTTCCCTTAGTAACATTGTAACTTGGGCTGATCGTTTCGCTAATTAACTTTACTAATTCTAATTGAATCGCATAGGGGAAAAGCTCGTCAATCATTTCGTAAGTAATAGTACTCATGTCGAAATTATCTTCCTCTGGCACTAAGTATTGCAACATCAGGGTAATGCGTTCTTGCACGATTGCCTTATCTTTACAAAACTTTTTAATTGAATTGCCATCATAAATAATGTCATCTTCGGTAATAACAACCTTGTCCGTTCCTTCTGTTAAATCTTTGCTCATTTCTTTAAAGAATTTTTTAATTAACAATTCATTCGGTGTTTTTAAACGCTCATTCATCAAATCAGATTCAACAGTTAAAGGCACGCGAACTTTAAACGTGTGACCCGCGAATTCAAAAGACCTGATGCGTAATTCGTCTTTGTTAATATTAAATGCTTTTGAAAAACTGTTCATTTTAATAACCTCTTGGCTTGTTTTGCTTTGTATTTTTCGAGAGCTACACCAAGTGACTTACCTAGTGTGCCAGTGACTTGTGCTGCTGAACTTTCTAACGCTGGTCTTAAATACGGTCTTGGTGACATATTGGCAGTGCCGAATTCTAAAACCATTGCTCTTGCATCACTTTTAGTGCCGACCTGTTTTTGACCTGTTTTAATGTTGTTAAACTTTAACTTAGCCAACTTTTTACCTGATGCCGTAGTAACTGCGCCGATCACAACATCGCCTGGAAATATATATTTAGAACGAAAATCTTTTTTCCTCGTCTTTCTTGCTTCAACCTGTAGGCTTGCAGCTAATGCGCCCGTGTCTTTAGCAACTAAAGAACGCGCTTTTTCTAACACGGTTTTCATTGATAAACGTACCGCGTTACGCATGATGTTACTTGCGTCTTTTTCACCGAAATCATTACTTATTTGTTTAAATAATTCGGTTGTTTCAGCCCAACCCTCAAACTCAACTTTAACTACCGTTGCCATTGCCATCACCTTTAATTAACCGATGGTAAATACTATTATTGAGCTTCATAACGTAATCTGTCACCTCATCGGGTGACATGTGATAGGCGTGACGCGAGGCAATTTCATGCGCGA